TCTCGCAACCTATCTCTCAACGCAGACTGGGCTGACCACCGTGCAGTTCCTGACCGGGGACAGCAACGTGACGCAGACCCTCCCCAAGGCCGTGGTCCTCTGCGACTCTGCCAGCCCGCCTGCCGACCTGCCCGAAGGCCTTGGCAACTTCAGCTGCTCGGTCCGCATCACCCTATTCTCGAACGCCGACGACACGACGCTCGCCGATCACCGCCTGCGCTGCGCCGCGCTCTCCGGCAATATGAACGACATTGCCTCCATTCAGGCGGCCTTTGCGGCCACCGGCGACGCGACCTGCTATGACGTGACCCCAAGGTCCGAAGACGAAGGCATCGACGAGCGCTCCTGGGCGACCTCCTTTGCCTATGACGTCCTCACTGTTCTGCCGCCCGTGTAAGGGTTGCCAATTAGAGCAGGTTTAAGATGTGCGCCGCTGTAAATACCGGAACTGTTTGCCTCTACGGAATTGGGGCAGGCCAACAGGCCTCGCTTTTCGTGCAGTCCTACACCGTCTCCTCTGGCTTCAACAACACCGGCATGGTGGTCGACGAGACTGGCCGCACCATCACGGCTCGCTATGACGACCGCCGCTCTGAGATCACCGTCGAGGGCGTGGCAAACGCTTCGTCGATTCCTGCCCTTGGCGCGACTCTTTCTTTCACGGTCAAGACTGCCTCGGCTTATCCGGCTGGCGCGGCTTCGGTCAGCTTCTCGGGAGTCATCACCAAGGTCGACGACCGCGGATCTAGCAAGGGTTTCGTGACGGTCTCTCTGACTGCCGAGTCCTTTGAAGAGATTACCTATTGATTGACTCCCCTGTTGAGGGGGTAATCTGAAGGGGTGGACCGCCGCTTCCTAGATAGCCAGATTGACCCGGCTGCGTTCAAGTTCCTAGGACGTACGCTTTACCCTTGGTGCATTAAGTACCGGGTGCGCCTGTTGGCCTTCGACTCCCCGCTGGTGACTGGCTCCCGCGGCGTCACGCCTGCCGACCTTATCTTCGCCTGCCAGGTCTGCGCCGAGGAACCCCTGGGCGGAGTCAGCTGGGTCGACAAGCTGCGGATCGGGCGGATGACTGACAACCCGGCCAAGTTCGAGCTCATGCTCAACGCCTTTGCCGGCTACATTCTGGTGCACAACTGGCCGAAGTTCTGGGAGCAAAGCAACAAGAAGACCGGCGGGAGCAGTTCAATGCCCTGGGCTATGAGCGTAATTGCGAACCTAATCGCCAACGGCATCGAGGAAAAGAGGGCGTGGGAAATGCCGGAGTGCCAAGCCATCTGGCTGAATGCCGCCTTCGCCATGCGTAAGGGCGTCGACGTGGCGATCATGTCCCCGGAGGAAGAGGCCTACATCGAGTCCGAACTCAAGCGCGTGGCCGATGAGGCCGTTGCCAATCCAGCAGGTTAAAGGATACCGACCATGGCTCAAGACCTCACCGTAAACATCAAGACGACCTCCGACGTCCCCCAGGCTATGGGCAAGGCCGGCGCCGCGGCTGCTGGTTTAAACAAACAACTAGACGACATCGGCAAGAAGTTTGGTAATTCGTTTAAGGACATCTTCCTAGGCTTTGCGGCTCCGATGGTAATCCTTCAAGGCGCTATTCAAATGATTACGTCGGCCATTGCTCAGGCCAAACAAGACGCGAAAGAAGGACTAGATCTCATCGCTAAAGGAGAGACGGTTTTCGCTACCACTGAAGAGAAGAAAATGGCGATGCTCTTCAAGGCCAAGAAACAGAGAGAGGAAGAGCTTAAACTTATCGAGTCCGGCAAGCAAGAGATGACCCGCCAATTCTTAACCGAAACAAAGGAAGGCCAAGGCATGGCTCAACGCATTGTTTCGGGAGCAGTATCGGCACAGCTGCCGGCCCCAAGTATCGACCAGATGTCAAAAATGAAAGACGTCCAGGGCGAGGCCTTGGATAGATTTTTAAAATCTCCAGAGGGCGCTGAGTACGCTAAAATCCTAGCAGAAGAAGACGCAAAGGCTGCGTCCAAAGACGCCCAGAAGCCCGGCTCATTCAAGGGCCCCGAGGGCTTCGGCACCGTCGTAGGCGTAGGCGCTAACCCTGTCATGGAAAAGATGACCCGCCAGAACGAGCTGATGGAGGAAATCAAAATCATCCTTCAGGAGCAGTTCATCCTGAACCGCAACGGAACCGTCCCCGCCCCCTTTACCGAACGCGTCCCGCTCACCATGCAGAAAGCAGGCCTTTCCTAATTCACCATGACCATCGTCGCTACAGGCAACAATCTCACGACCGACAAGATTCAGCCAGGCTGGACCGTCGTCACGGACGGCTTCGGTCTCGTCACGGCCTCGGCCACCTACAAGCTCGACTGGGCCGTCAGCGCTGCAGCGCTCACCGCTCGCGGTACGGCCTTCGGTCAGGCCGGCTACACCTACCTCAAGGCGCACAAGGCCAGCATCTCTTTCGACAATCTCCAGTACCAGACCGTCAAGGTGGATTACGTCGGCATAGACCCAACGGTCAACGGTGGCACCCGAACCAACCCGAACACCTCCGCGGCCAACGGCCTGACCGCCGAGAACATCACGACTCACCCGAACTTCTTTACCGCGGCGACTGGCTACGGCGGCACCGCCCTGGCTGGCCTGCCGGCTGACTTCGGCGGCGCTTACAACGACTCGACCCTCGGGCCTCCCGTGACGGTCATCAGCGCAACGACCGGCAAGCCCGTCGTGGTCCCCTCTTGCGAAGGCAACTACGGCGCCTGCTTCGAGACCGGCATGGGCGGCCGCTTCATCGGCTTCGTCGACCCGGATTATCCTGACATCTACGGCAAGACGCAGTACCTGGCCCGAACGACGACTTATTCGGGTGTCTGCTATTACAACGACGCATCTTTCGTGCAGGCTCTTTACCTGCTTCTCGGTACCGCTACGGCAACCAATCAGTGGGGCGCATCCTTCCCGCTGATCCCTGCATGGGGGCCGATTGGTTCAGGTATCCACGGCAACCAGAACCTCCTTTCTCAAATCAACGTCGAGGAATACGGCTCGCTCTTCAAGGTCATGTACGAAATCCGCTACTCGAAGGAAGGCTGGCCGTTTGACGTTTACGTGAATATCTAAGATATGAGCGTACAACCTGGAGTCGGTTATACGTTCACGTCCTCCAGCCAGGGGACAAACATGAACATTCAGAACGCCTGGGCGCCTTGGCAGCTGACTGGGTATTTTGAAGAGCCAGGCCACCCCTTTAAAATCATCAACGTCAGCATCAACGCGGGCGGCAATGTCATCTATCAGGTGCAGTCTGGCACGATTAACAACATCGTACCGGTGATTGATGATTACATTTCTGCAACCGAGGTCTTACTAGACCGAGTTACCGCCGGAGTGGCCGACCCGCCAACCGCTGAACTGACTTCGGGCAGTTACGACGCGACCACCCTGACGTCTTACATCGCCTTACGCTCTGGGCCTGACGCGACGACCAACGACTTCCCGTCCTCAGATGTCACCAGCGCGCGCTACCCGCTGGTGATCGGCGGCAATGACCCGCTGGTTGCCGATACCGATACCCAGGGCTTCATCTTCCTAGGCACGATTACCGTGGACAGCACCACGGCCCCGACGACCTTCACTGTCAGCCAGAACGTCACCGGCTCACTCTGGGCTGACCGTCTCAAGCTGGGAACACTGACGGCGCAATACTACTACGCCCGCATCTGATGGGCTACCTAATCGGAGGGCCAGACACTTCACTCTTTGGAGGGCCTTCGACTTGGGGAAGGTTGCGCAGGGCGGTCGGGCAGTACGTCGGGGCCAACGACTACCGGATGCCCACTTTAGAACGGTACCACAACCTCGAATGGGACGTGACGTATTACTTTACGTCGGCAGCGTCTGGCGGTTTTGTTAAGGGTGGCTATGACATCCCTGCGCTACCAGCCCAACCCTTCCAGCCCATCTTCCCATACATCCAGGTTGACCCAGCATCGCCCCCGCCTCCCTTGACCACGATCGCCGCCAGCTCCTTTGTGTTTGATGAAGATACGCTGGTCGCTCAACTCGTAGGCGAAGCGGTTACCGGATACGGCGGGACGTTTAACTACACGGCCCCAATGAACACGGCTATCCAGTACATTCCGGGCGGCGTCTACTCAGGCACCGCGATCACCGCCATCGGCAAACTGGCCCAAACGGTCTGACGACCCCCCTCCCCCTTGCCAATCCCCGCAGGATTAAGACCCGATGAGCTGCTCTAACACCGTAACCATCTCGCAGGGCAATACGTTCGCCTGCACCTTTGCCTGGACGCCCGGAGCCTCTGGACCTGCAAACCTTTTGACGACCACCCTGACCTCGGACTTCGAGGATCGCGCCGGCACGGTCTACCCCCTTACGGTCGTCACGGCAAACGATGGCTTGTCCTTCACGGTCTCCTATCCCAATAGCACGGCCGACTGGACGCTGGGCCTAGGTCGCTGGGACATCAAATTTGCCTTCCCCGGCCCGCCTGCTGCCATCTCGCGTACCGAGGTGTTCAGGGTCCTCGTCATCGACAGCGTCACCGTTTAATCGCCGCCATGCCTGACGCGACGATCACTTCGACGGCCTCGACCTTCGGGACTATCGCCGGCACGTTCGCCGCCGACCAGTCAACCATCACCGGCACGATCACGGCCATCACTGGTACGGTTGACGGCTCGGTAGGCGTTCCCGGCCCCCAAGGCCCCGCTGGGGCTGGCGTGGCTGTCGGCGGTACGAGCGGTCAGGTGCTCCAGAAACTCAGCGCCACGAATTACGACACTGGCTGGCTGACCCTTCCCGCTGACTACATTACCAGCGTCACGGCTCCCCTGGCCGTTGCCTCTGGCAACCTCTCGGTCAACCTATCGGCCTACCTGCCCTTGGCTGGCGGCTACATGACCGGCGATATTCAGTCGAGCAACAACTCGGCTTACCGCAGTTGGGACGGCGCTTACAACACGGCGATTCTAAAGGCTGATTATCTTCAACTCGGCAACAGCAACGTTGGCGGCAACACCCTGACGGTCGAATGGGATGGCATCACGTTTGCCGACGGCAAGCAGACGGTCAAATACCCTGGGGCAAGCATCCTCACCGGCTACGCGCTGGAGTCATGGGTAACGGCTGGCTTCTATCCGCTATCGGGTAACCCATCCGGCTTCCTTACCGACGCCCCTTCCGACGGCTCGCAGTACGCCCGCAAGAACGCGGCGTGGGATGTAGTCATCCCTGGCGACCGCTACCTGACGACCTCGACGACGAGCAACACCCTTAGCAACACGACCAAGACCTTCACGATCGGCACTGGCCTCTCGTACACGCCGACCCAGAACATCACGATTTCCTATGACGCCTCGAACCATATGCATGGCGAGGTGCTTACCTACAACTCGGGGACTGGCGTCCTCACGGTGGACATCAATCACCACACCGGGTCGGGAACTTACGCGGCTTGGGTGGTCAACGTTGGCGGCGTCACCCCTGACACCTCCGTAGCCTTCGCTGACATCACTGGGGCCGTCTCGGGTAACGTCAACTTACAGGCCGCGCTGGATCTGAAGGCCGACCTCGCAAGCCCTGCCCTGACGGGCAACG